CCGTGAGGCAGAACCGCTATCGCCGTATTCTGCGTCGTGATTTACACCACCAATGCCGAACATGGAACTGTCAGACCTATCAACCGACGGGTCATAGGGCTTGGGGCTTTTGCCGGTGTTCGGGAACATTTGGGTTGGACAGTCTGCCGAACATTCCCATTCTGTCTGGGTAAAGAACCGTGCCGCCGAACCACTATCGCCACCAAAGTTCTGTGTGATTTCCCTACCAGCGTAAGCACCGAAAGTTCCAGCCTCTTTGCCGTTGTCGGCGTGGTTGGGGTTGAGAGAGCCTGACTTGGTGCTAGGGAAGTTCATCGTGGGGCAGTCTGCCGAGCATTCCCAACCCGTCGTGGTGAAAAACCTAGATGCAGAACCCACGGTATTGTCGCTACGACTAGTCTCGTAGTTCGTTGCTTCCCCATCATTATTGAAGTGTCGTGCGCCTTGTGTGGTGTTCCATGTTCCACCCTTCGCTTCGGGGAACATTTGCGTCGGGCAATCGGCGGAACACACCCATTCGGTTTGCGTAAAGAAACGGGCGGCCGAGCCTTCATCTCGGTAGTCGTGTGACCTTTCGGTGAGGTTCTGCTCGCTACCTCCAAACATCAAACCACCCTTTTTGCCGTTATTTGGATTTCCGATACGAGTGCTTTTACTGTCAGGGAAGTTCAGCGCAGGGCAACCCTCAGCGCAGTTCCATACGTTCGTGGTGATGTTTTGTCCTACGAAACCGTCATGTTCGTAGCCATTTACAAATCCCGAACTTGCCTTTGCGCCACCCCCTGCGATTTCACTAGTCGTGCCGACCTGACGGCAGAGAGGCGAGTGTGTGATAATCGTGTTGGCAGGCCACCTGCCAAGGTCTTTCAGTTTGGATAGGGCTTCCTGCTGACCGGGGCTTTCCAAAACCCTTGCGTTGTATTCATCGTCAGTTTCACCTTCCCGTCGGGTGGCAAGTTTCGTGATGGGGCGACCCTTTAGGTCGTCAAAGTTTTCACCACTTGCGCCAACACGGGTAGCGTCAATGTTGATAGCCCCCGTTCCCCATTTGAGAACGTTCTGGGCGACGGTCTTTTCACTAAGGGGCTTACGAGCGACGACGATGGGTTCGTGAGACGGTTTCAGGGCTGTTCCCCAGCCTTGCCATTGTTGGGCTTCGGGAGTGGCTGGGGCGGTGATGTCAACCCTCGTTGCCTTTAGACCGTACTCGTGAGAACCACCAGCCGCTCCATTTTTTACCCCCACCGACTTACTTCCCACAACCGCACGTTTGGCTTCCTCAATAGAGGTGAAAGGCAACCCAAACTTTTCACAAATCAAATTGAACTGACTTGCTGTTGGCAAGTTCATGCCAAGTTCCCAGTTGGCGACACACCCCGTCAAGTTGCCTGTTTTGGAAGGGAACAAGGCGGCGATTTCTTTTTGTGAAATCCCGTTTTCCTCACGCCAATTGCGAAGCCACTGTCCAAACCAGCCAATGTCGGCACCACCACGCTTGTCTATGGCCTTGCTGATGTCCATAGATTTCGGAAAGCCACTGCCGTATGTCCAATGGATACTGTCTCGGATTTCAAATCCGGCATCTTCGATAGCGCACGCTAGGCGGTGATAAGTCCTTGTTCCCCCAAAGGCTAGGAAGTGCCCACCCGGCTTTAGAACACGCAAGCACTCCTTAGCGATTTCAGTAAACCACTCTTGGAACGCCAGCATTTCCTTGTGACCCTTGTTGTAGCGAACACCACTTGTAAATCCCTTGTCGTGGAACACGCCGTTGGTCTTTTTGTCGGTCACGGATACGACTTCAGCATTACGCCACGGTGCATCCCAATCTTTCCCCATAAATTCCAATCCGTATGGGGGGTCGGTCACAATGCTGTCCACCGAATTGTCCGGCAGGGTTTTCAGCATTTCTAGACAGTCGCCTTTGAGAAGCATTAGAACAACCTTTCCATAGTGGTCGCAGGCTTTTCCACCTGCGTTTGTGCCCAAGCGGTGCGACCCTCAATAATCGGCCAGTAGTCCTCAGTCAGTTCGCAACCGACCCATTGGCAGTTTTCTAGCAGTGCCGCTACCGCCGTCGTTCCGCTACCCAAGAATGGGTCAAGAACCAGACCGCCCCGTGGTGTTACCAGACGAACCAGATGGCGCATAAGGCTCACGGGCTTCACGGTGGGGTGAAAGTTCTTGGCAGGGGCTTTGATAGAGCCGTACTTGTCGCCCACATCGGTCAAGCCACCACCACCGACGGTTTGCTTTGTTTCCAAATCACCAAGACCTTCGCTGCGTTCTCGGCTAGAGGCTTTGGCTTGGTAGATAAAGGGCGGAAAGTCGATTTCGTCGTATTCCGTGTTGGTGAAAAAACGTGAAGCACCGCCATTGTCGTTCATTGTGCGTGCTTGGTTGGGCTTGTCTTTGTGTGTGCCACCTGCGCCAAACGCACCGATTTCACTACGCCCACGAACCGCAGGAAAAGTTCCGCCGGGTCTGATACCACTTTGCGTATCAAGTTCCAGCGCAGGGCAACCCTCAACGCAGTTCCAAATCGCTGTGGTTGATTCCGTAACCGCACCGCCGTTGTTGTTTTCACCACCCTCGAACGACCCTGCGAACCCCTTGCCGTTGGTGGTGATGATAGTTTCGCTTTTTGTTCCTACCTGTCGGCAATCCGGCGAGTGGGTCAAGATGGTGTTGGCAGGCCAGCGTCCTAGCGAAGTGTCGGGCCGTTCTACATCCTTGCGCCCTTCATCATTGACATCGGGGGCTGAACCAGCCTTAAGGTTGCTAGTCACTTTCCCTTGTGGCGTGGCACTTGCTCTATCTGCTTCGCTCTGATGCGCCACCCGTGACCCGTCAATGTTCAGCGCACCAGTTCCGTAAGTCAGAACATTATTAGCCACTGTGCCGACGACAGGCTTTCTAGCAACGACGACAGGCTCGTGGCTCGGCTTTAGAGCAGTACCCCAGCCTTGCCACTTTCTAGCGTCGTCTGTGGCTGGTGCTTTGTATTCGTATGTACCCGTAGTGGAGTTAGCGTTCCAGCCATTTTCGTCATCAAACGGCTTGACATTTCGTGAGCGTGTGCCAACTACCTCGGTACGCTCCGCTCCAGCCTTCTTGTCAATGGCTTTGCTGATGTTCATGGATTTTGGAAATCCCGACCCGTATGTCCAATGGATGGAATCACGAACTTCAAATCCGGCATCCTCAATGGCAACGGCAATGCGGTGATAGGTGCGAGTGCCACCGAACGCCAACAAGTGACCGCCCGGTTTTAGCACACGGAAACACTGTTCCCATACCGCCACGTTGTAGGCGATACCGCTTGCATCCCAACCCTTGTTCATGAAATTCAATTCATACGGTGGGTCGGTGACGACGCTATCCACAGAATTGTCGGGAATCAGCAGTAGTTGTTCTAAGCAATTGCCTTTGAGTAAGCCAGTAGTCATAAGGCTTATGATATCGAAAAAGTGTCATACAAGTATGGACACCCGACAATTATTTACCAGCCGTGACCGCAACCATACTGGTCTGGCACATAATCACCAGAACCGCCTAAGTGTTGGATACGGATGGCGACAAAAACCTGTTGTTCTGGCGTAGCGTCGGCGGCGTTGACGGGAAACCCTAAGCCACGACTGTAGTAAGTCCAGTTGTAGTTGGTGATACCAAGTCCACCCGAATACAGGCTTCCCCTGACATCCCATCTGCCACCCTCCTCACAGATATTCACCTTTGCCCATTTCGCCATAAGGGCGGGCGAAACTAGGGGCGCAGGGGAAACTGCGTGTGACGAAGGGGCTAATGCGTGCTGAACAATGCGTGACGGAACCCTTACGGGAACCGTCGCATGGGCGTGAAGGGGCAAGGTGGTGACAGCCTTTGCTACAGGCTTTACCACACCTGACGATTGGTTGATACCAAACGCCATTGTGACCGTGGCTGCGAGTGCAACTACTAGCCCTCTAGCCAGCCCCCTCATTGACCACCGATGGTCGGGGGATAGAAACTTCTACTTGCGTTGATGGCGTGCATAAGCAACCACCTTTCTTGGGTAGCAACGCCCTTAGACGTTCTATATAGGATACCCGACCCCTACAAAGAAGTCAAGTATAACCTATTTCCCCTGATAAACGGGGTGATTTTAGGCTGGTAGTTTGCCCGTTTTGGCGTAAGTGGAACCGCCATTATCCCAGAACGTTTGCCACTCAGGGGCGATTTCGTTTACCACAATATTTTGCTGATTGGGCGTAAGGTCTTTCATCTTGAACAAACCCTGAATAGCGTCGTTTGCGCTCGCAACAAGGTCGGGGTCTACCTTGTTCCTGCTGACGTAACCCCTCAATTCTTGATGCCCGAACATTGCCCCAAAGGCGTTTCCACCGTCAATACCCACAATGGTCTTGTCTTTGGTCAGCATGACGTTTCCCCAATGGCGGTCAATGTTGCCCGTAATCATGTCAAAGAACTTGATTTTGCCCATTTCGGGGCTATTCCTGATGTCTCTGCGCTCGTCTTCGCTGATTTCATTTTTAGAAAACGCTTCCGCTACGCTCTTGCCCTCAATGTAGGGGTGCAGGGTATCGGTTGGTTGTCCGCCCTTGATAAATTCAGCGTCACGAATTGGAACGCCCATAGCCTTGCCGATACGGGCTGAGAGAACTTCGGCATCTGCGCCTCGTGCGTCAGAGTTGTGTTTCACTACACCAACCGAGCCGTCCTTTAGACGCACTGTGTCAAATCCTGTGTTTAGGGAACCGCCCCACTTTTCTCGGTTTGTCAAGGTTTGTGCGATTTCAGTAGTCTTTAGCCCGACGAACCCACCCTTGTCGGCTGGCTTTGGCTCTTGGGGGGTGGCATTTCCAGCACGACGTTCACGCCACGCCTCAATTGCTCCCATACCGCCCTCGTACTGATTTCCGTGAAATTCATGCCCCGGCAAGTCGCCTTTTTCCACCAATTCTCGCAGTTTGTCCTCTTTGGCCTGCAAGCCAATAGATTTGAAGCGCAGTAGACCTGCTTTAGCGGTGTCGCCGTTTGCCTCCGCCTCGTCTGCCCGTTCACGAAGTTGAGAGGCCGTAACCGTCTTTTCCACCACGTCGGGGTTGTGGGATACGTTCAAATACGGTAAACCAAGTGGGACGTTGTTGGGTCGTGGCGGCATTATGGTTGAGGTGAAACCTGCCCCGTCAAGTGTCTGTTTGTATTCCGCCAACTTTTGTAAGGCAACGGCTCGTTCCTCGTCGGTATGCTCACGACCGACTTTATTACTAGCCGGTAAGTGCTGAACTTCTGCGTTTGGCTGACCATAGCCCTGAGCAACCACAAAGCCCTCACCGTGAGAGTGACGGTCAGCGTAGCGATTTTTTGATGGGGCGGCAACTGTGTGACCTGCGCTTTTCAGCGCACGACGAACCTTGTTGTGCAATTCTGGGTCACGTTCATACTGATTTCCGTGGAAGGGATGCCCTTGAACATCGCCTTTTTCCACCACGTCAGGGTTGGTTTCCCAAGCGTCGCTCCAAGTTCCGGTTTCGTAGTCGTATGCCTTATCGCCCATAATCAGCACAGGGCCGTCTATGCCGTCGGCAATAGAAATGTCTGAGAGGGTGGCAGGGGCAGAGTCGTTTCCACCAACCGCCTTTTGTGTCCAGCCCAGCGTTTCGGCAAGGCTCATCACCAATGGGGTTTTGGGTAGTTCTGGCATACGGTAAGCACAATACGATTCCGCAACGGTTTCTTGCAGGGTTGACGTGCCGTAACGGGTCATTTTTCCACCATCAGAAAGTAGGCTTTGCATCCCTGAACCCTTTAGTGGGGCAGAGCCAAATGAATCTTTTACTAAAAAGTCAATTGCGGTTTGTCGGTTTGCTATTGAACCGTCAGGCATCTGCCAGCCTATACCGTTTCCACGACCCAAGAACTTGCTGTATCCATCACGCTCGGCGTACCTAATGGTGTCGGTGGAAATGCCCAGTGCCTTACTTACCGCACCGTAAATGTCCTCATTGGTTTGCTTGGCGGCAAAAAAGTTGGAATGTCCAAGTTCGTGAAGCGTGACCGCCTCAACAATCTTTTCGGGGGTGGCAAACAAGTTGTAAGTGGCAAACACCGAACGCATATCGCTTGCGGACTTGGGCAAACTATCGTGGAGTGCTGTTAGGGCAGGGTCGGTTCCAAACATTGAAGCCGCCTTGCTAAGCAGGTCGTCCATACGGGGTTTGGGCATGATTTCAATGGTGTCGGGGTTTTTGCGGCTGACGTAAGCAAGAACACTGCCACCCTTAACTATTTCTTTGGGTGCAAAGTTGACTGTCTTGCCGGTAGCCGCCTCGTCTATCGACTTGAGAAACATATGACTTACGGGGTCGCCGGGCTTCCACGACCCTCTGGTGGAAAAGATGGCACTATTCCCCTTGTCGCTGGTAAGGGTTACACGCCCGTCTGTCTTACTAGCGGTGTGCCAGCCCGCCGGTAAGCCTTTCTCGCCCACAGTGGGCTTTGAGGGGGCTTTGACGGCACTCTGCGTCTTGGGTGCTGATTGGCGTGGGGTACGTGGCGCACGGGTCGGTTTGGTGGGAGGGGTTGGTGTTGGCTGTGTAGGCGTTTCACCAGACCGTCTGGCTCGCCACGCCTCAATGTCTTCCATTGTTGATGAGGCGGTTTCCCATTGGTTCCCGTGAAAAAGATGTCCAGGTAAGTCGCCCTTTTGGATTTCACTAGGATTTCCAATTCCCACTGACCGATTGCACGCACTAAGGCTCATCCGAACAGCCCGTGGGCCTGCGCTTGACAATGAACGGTCAGCGTCGGCACTAGCCATCATTCTTCGGTTTTTTTCCCCTTCGGAAACGATTTCACCTGTGCGCTGGTTGTGCCACCAGCCACCATTGTAAGGCTTGTATTCGTCTTGGGGGTTTTGTAATTTTCGCAACACCTTGTCGGCAAGGTCGTTCATGTTGTTCGCCGCCAATGTGTGCTGAACGGATGCGTCGTTGTGTGACGGGTCGTCAATGGTTTTGTGCATTTGGGCGATGCTTTGGTGGATTTTGGCAACAGTCCGTAAGTCGGCAGGTGCGACGGGGTGGTTTTGCTCAATAATGTCTTTAAGTTTTTGTGAGGCGGTAGCGATTTCAGCAGACGTGTATTGGTTGCCGTGGAAGGGGTGACCTTTGACATCACCTTTAACAATCTTGCCAAGACGAGCCTCGCTAAAGGTAGGCATGGCATTTTGTAGAAGTTTGGTCAGGTCAATTGTCATAGTGGTGCCAATTCTACGAGAACATAATTGTTCAAACGGCGATTGTAGTTTGTCCATTCTGGCATAGTGGGGTCTTCGGAGAGGGGTGCATAGGGAACGTCTTTGGTGACGCTGACGACCTTGTACGAGGATTCGGGAATCAGCCACTCCGCTTGGTATTTAAAATCCTCTATTGCGTAGGGTTCGGCGTTTACGCCCCGTGCGCCTTGTGAAGTGTGGAAAACGATGTAATTGTGGCTGCGGTTTCCCATAGGGCTGTTATCGGAAGCGAATTGTTCGCCCACCAACTTCTTGCGTGACCAACTCGAAAACGGCAACTTGACGGTTTCGCCTACTTGTAGCGACTTTATTAACTTGGGGTAGTCCTCGACGTCTACGTTAATCCCACGCCACAGTTCGGGGGCTTCTTTGTTGGCTCGCTTGGCAATTTCTTCCAATTCCTCCCGACTAGGGGAGCCCCACCCGTCGCAATTTTCTGTCCACGCTTCAATGGCTTGTTGCTCGGCTTGGGTAAGGTCGCTCTCCTTGTGCCGACCACTGCCCGGCCCGCCCTTGGTGACTTTAGAAGAAGGCGTGGTGAACGATATGCCAAGTTTGGTCAATGCCTTTACCTGCGCTGGTGTTGGCTCACCGTCAAACTCCACTCGCTCTATGTCCTTTAGGGATACGCCACCGTGAATCTGCGCCTCGACGTAGGTGTCCAACTTGGCGGAACCGTTTTCTATCTCTTTCAACGTGGCGATTGCGTCGTTGTATATACGACTTGCCATTCCG